GCAAACGTCGCCGTCTGCTGCACCCGTCGATGTCGTCGGTGCAATCTTGCCACGGGACAAGACCGCTACCGCTGCGATGTAGCCACCGCTGGTTCCATCACCGAAGGTTGCTACAACCTTCAGGAATGGATTCTTGCCTCGCATATCGACTTGGAAAACGCAAGTCTGCCCGTCATCGGTTGCACTCGGAAGAGCGAGCGTAGCACCGCCCATTCCGCTGCCACCGTCAAAGGTAGCCCCGGTAATGTCGGCGTAAGTTCCGCCGCTGGTCGAGGATGCTTGCAGTTTCAACGCGGTCACTGCAATATCGGTTGCACCGAGTTGCACAACGATCGTTGCGTAGTCGTAGCCTGTGGTATCAACAACGGTGGCCGTTGCTGACGTGTTGTCGAGGATCGCCGCTGGCTTAATAGCTGCGACGTATTTTGCTTGCTGTAGTGGATTCATAACGTCAATTCCTTTCGTTGAGTGGTTCGGTTAATTACGCTGCGGCCTTGACTTGCACAATCGGCCCTGCGTTGCTTGCATCGCCGATTTCGTGGATGTTGTAATCCCATCGAGTGATCGAACGGAAAGCAGTTTGGTCAAACTCCATGTAGCGGCTGGAGTCAGCAACAACGCTCACTCCGCGTCGCAATCCCAAGGTGGATGCCATCGACAAGTCACCGATGTAAGCCAGTTTAGTTCCGCCGCTGATCGTGCTTGGCATGACTTGCACAAACTGGACTGGGTAGCCCATGAATTGCAACACTGGGCCGCTTCCGAGGTCAACGTAGTTGTTGCCGCCGGCTGCGAGTTGCAAGCGTGCGAGGACGTTCCAGAAAACGGCTTTATGCACAAACCAAACCGGATTCATTCCAGCAAATTCAGGCAACTTGCCGACTGCTTCTTGGAATACCGCGATGGTCAAAGTGGCCGCAGTGTTTTGGCCTGCTGCGGCGGTCGCAACCGATCCGGCTGCGAGTACGTTGGCTAGCCCGTTGATGCCGCCGTAAGTAGTCGAACCGTCACCCAAGAATGCGGATTGATCCAACTTCAACGCATGGGCTTGAGCCATTTCCATCGCCAAGTAATCAGCGATAGCGATAACTGCATCCTCGTTGAGTTCGTTGCTGACGCGGGTCAAGGTAGCCCACTTATGGGCGGTCAACGAGACTTGGCCGAGACTTGGATCGCTAGCAGTGATCTCACCCGCCTCGCCGACTGCGTAGGCGGTAAGACCGCTGACGCGTCGAGGGATAGTAACGGTATCGCTTCCCATTGGGTAAGTGCGAGCGTAACGACTGGTAACGCCGTAGGTTTCCATCAATGAAATCACCGAGGTCTCAAACTCAGGCGGGACAAGTACGCCGCCTCGCAAGTCGTCGTTCTCTCCCATTGCGTTTAAAACGCCGTTATCGCGGCACCACTGACGTGCTTGAGCGTTTCCGTTCAACGCACGGAAAAACTGACCGGCTTTGAACGCATCGCGTTCGGCGTCTGGCCCCTTAAACGCCTTGAGCTTTCCAGTCGCCCGTGCGGTAGCGGGGATGCGGAAACTGGATGCTTCAACGCTTCGATTGTCGTTGATCTGGCGTACCGAGTTGCTTACCGCCGACTCGATGCGGATAGCTCGTTCGCGCTCTTTGCTGAGATTCTCAATCTGACCGGCCTTGCCATCAGTGCCGACGATTGCGTCGATCTCGGCTTGTTCGTCTGCGAGTAGGTCGCGATTGTCCTGCGATGCTACGTCTTGGATCGCCTTGACTTTTGCTTGCAAGGCTTGGATTTCTTCGCCGATTTGCTTTGCGGTTTTCATACCGACTGCTCCTGTGCTGTGTGGCAGTCGATAAACCAAGATAGCGGCATGACTGCCACGGTGTTACTTAAAACATTTCCCGTGTGTCACTGCCGCTAATTAGTTGCAGAGTGTCGGCACTTCTGGCCAACGCATTAAACCTAGCAAGTCGCTAGCGTGTTGTCAAGCCTCCGCAAACTCAACCCGCAAAGGCCCTTGAAAAATCATTCGCTCTTCAAGGATCTCTTTGCCGTTATCGTCCAGTACGTACCCGTTAGAATCAACACAAAGCCGCACCACCTCGCCTGTCTCGGTGTCGCATCTTACCGTTGGGCCTTCTATTTGCTGGCCGCATCTATCGTAAATCGCCTTAATGGGCTTTCCGATGTTTACCGTGTTTGCAATCGTGTATATCACTTCAATCCTCCTGCGTACTGAGCCATCTTTGCTTTGAGCAAATTGACCTTGGCTTGGTCAAATGCGTTACTAGTCTTTCGCTTCTTGTTGCCGTTCTCGACGCGTCCAGTTGCAAAGCCCAACTCAATCGCCTTTTCAACTTCGTACCACGACTCTTGAGCCATCGCATTCTCGATTTCGCTCTTCGATAGTTTCGCGTATTGCGAATAGATATCCGCTAGGCTTGCGTCGTAGGATTCAAGAGCGTTGATCACCTTTGCCAACTCTTCGCGGTTGCCAAAAGCAAACCCCATCGCTCGATGGATCATGAGTCTTGACCCGTCAGCCATCAGTCGCTTAGCACCACCGAGAAAAATGATCGATGCCGCCGATGCCGCTAGGCTGTCATTGATCGTCGTTACCTCGCCTTTGTGGCTTCGCAACGCGTTATAGATGCCGATCCCCTCATCCGCTGCCCCTCCTGGTGAGTTGATGCGGACAGTGACGGCATTCGACCCAAAAGAGCGAAGAGCATCGACCACGCCTCGCTGAGTAATCGGATTTTCGTCCCATCCGTCACCAACAACGCCGGTCAGCAGGATTTCATTCAGTTCCGCTTTAATTTCGATCATTTTCCGCCCCTTTTCAGGTCAAAAACCCTGTTTTCCCACGTTTTTACTTCGTTTTCGACCGCTTTTTTAAGCGATTCGCCCCCGTTTTTAGCCGCCAATTCAGCCAAAATCAGCGTTGATTTCTCGCAATGGATGCGTGCCAAGTCGCGGTCGAGTCCGATGGCTTCGATCTTATCCGCTAGTTTCGCTTGCCACTTTGGGTAATTCTTGCCTATCCAAGCAACAAACTGAGCCTTGCCGCTGGCGTTGATAGCGTTGTTGCCCTCAGTCTTGATGAGGTCACGCAACATCTGTTCGACTGCCATTGCGTTTTGTGCGTCTTCGGTCGCGTCCTCTGCGTCGTCTTCTGGCGTGTCCTCAACCTCATCAACAGACTGTTCGCCAGTCGCTTCCGAGATTGCAGGGTTAATGAACTCATCGCCTCCAACGTAGGGATTAAGGTCAAGTTTCGCCCTGCATTCATTTGGATTCATAATTCGGGATGCGATAGCCTTTGAAAACGATTCCATCGTCGTTCGCAAATCAGTTCGATAGAGTGCCGCGGCGTTAAATTTGAAGTAAACTTCGCCTGTCTGCTTCTCTTGGGGCGTTCTTAGTTTCATATCGCATTGCTCTTCAAACTTCACTAGCCAACGGTCGAGGGCTTGCATGTACGCAAGGTTCTTTTGCTCTAGCGAATTGTACGAGGTGCTTTCCCCGTCGCCGGGCATTCCTTCGAGTCCGAAGAGCATGCCGATATCTTGCCGTGTAAAGCGTTGCAGCTCGGCGAACTGTGCGTCGTTGTTTGACATGCTCACCGCGTTAGCCTTGACGCCTTCGCGTAGCAGTCCTGCTTTCGCTGAGTTCTCGGCACCCGCTTCGACCTTGTTAAACGCGTCAATAAACTCTTTCGCGTCCTCCGCCTTGCGAAACGCTCCGGCAGGGGCTTCGAGGAAAAGTTTTCCACGAAAGCCGCGTCGTAGTTGAGTGTTCGTGAACTTGGTTTGCTCAACACCCGTTGAAAACGTAATGTTCGCAATATCAAGCAATCCGATTCCCTCAACGCCATCGTAAGAGAATCCTGGCAAGTGCAATACGTCGGCATCTGGGAAGATTAGGTATCCGTTCTTGTCCGTATCAAACCCGTCGAAGAGGTCTTTTTTCGTTTGGTCTTCGGGTTTGGTAACGTGCCACTTCCGGCCGTCGAGAATGATCGTCCAGGTGTTCTCAGGCAACATCGGAATCAACTCAATCGGCCTGCTACCGCTGCGAATAATCGCCGCTCTGCCATTGCCACGCATAAGAGCGTGCGAGAGCATTTGCTCCTTGAAGGTCGTTGGGGCTTGCACCTTGTTGGGCTCTTCCCTTAGCAGGATATAGCCTGGATGCTCGGTATCGTTAACCGCTCCGTCACCTTCTCGACGTTTAACATCGATAGGCAATCGCCCAAAGTCACCCGTGAGCTTGTTATGGGCGTACCATGCTGGCGGTACTCCGAGGGCTTCGCGTACGCCGACCCTTCGACCGTTGCTGAACTGGTCTTCATTCAGTCCCATCCATTGCAGTAAAGCGGTCATCAGTGACATTCGGCACACTCCCTTTAAGTAACGTATAGACTACCCGACGAACGCTCTTTTTGCAAACTTGCGATGCGGTACGCCATAACCGCAGCGACTATTGGGTCGATCTTGTCTTTCGAGTTTTTTTTGTCAAACATCCAACGGTCTTGGCGGTCTTTGCAAATAATCGCATTGTTGGCGCACCACCGAAGCAGTTTCGAGTCCGAGAAGACTAGCCGCCCCTCTTGCATCAGTTGAATGAAGTCGCGGATAGCCTCGTTGAAGTTGGCTTGATTCTGTGCCATGCGAGCCGCTACGGCTCCGGTCTTCTCCAGTTTCTCACCTAGTTGCTGGCCGTTGTAGGGATCGTACGCTACCGTCTGGATCTCGTACGCTTCGAGTTCCTCGATGAGTGATGCGGTTAAGTCCTCAATAGGGTACTCGCACTTGTACAACTCTTCCGTGTGGATGAACTCGGCAAACGGCATCGCTGACAGGTCGCGTTTTGAGTCCGCTGCGATAAATGCCCGCGTTTTAATCTCGTAACGATAGACCGTCTTGCCTTTGTCATCGACGGCAACTGGGAATCGTCCGCAAATCGCATACGCCGCCAAGTCATCGCGGGAGCCAAGGTCAACACCTGCCCCAAGTCCATCGGCCTCACGCCAATCGGAGTGGACGCCAACGCATCGGTCAAACGCCGCAAGGTCAAACGCTTTTTCAGTCGAGGAGACAACGCGATTGCCGTGATAACGAGTGAAACGATTAACGCCCAACGCCGTTGACTTATCCTCGTTCCATCGTTGGCGTAGGTAGTCCGCTTTGATGGATACGTTGAGGTTTGGATTAGCCTTTTTCCAATTCGCTTCGTCGGCTGGATCGTCCTTTTCGTCGAGTTCGTAGATGAGAGCGAAGAGCGATTCGTCTTTGTGAATGCCGCTAACTACGTTCACCGCGTACGTGTATTCATCAAGCCACAATAGCGAATCGTCCGCACCGGCTGTTGTGATAATCAGATGCAACGGCTGTGATCGTGATCCGCTGCCAGTAACCATTGTGTCATAAAACTTGCGGTGGTATTCGCCCCATGCGTGCAACTCATCCATAACAACGCAATGCGGATTAAGTCCGTCGAAAGGTTTCTCGCTAGATACCTTGCGGATGAATGATAGGTTGTGCCGGTAGGTGATCGTCTCGTTTTTTATGTCCGTGTACTTTTGCAGTGGATGCGACTGATCCACCATCCGCTCGCATTCGCTATACACAACATCCGCCTGCTCTTTCTTCGTTGCGGTCAATAGTATCTGACCGACTGCCTCAGGCTTTCGCGTCTTGGGGTCGATATCTGCCATCGCTAAGTAATGGCATAGACCGGCAATCATGGTTGATTTACCGTTCTTCCTGGCCATCGACCAATACACTTTTCGATACCTGCGAGAACTATCGTCGTTACGTTTCCACCCGAAGATATTCCACAAGCCGAACAACTGCCAATCTTCGAGGATTAACGGATGCCCTGCAAACTCGCCTATGCTGTGGCGTAGCACTAGCGGGAAGAAGTCGCAAACCGCGGTAGCGTGCCGTTCATCGAAGTGATAGGGGAAATCCGCGGTGCTTTGATGCTCGAAGTCAAGGCGGTATCGGCGTACGGCATCCTTCACACGGTCGCAAGCGATAATTTCGCCACTCTCGACCGCTTCGCAGTAGTCTTCGACTCTTTGTCGAACGCCGCTTGCTATCAACCCGTTGCCCTCTTTAGCCACTCTTCAAATACGTCCTCCTCCTCTGCTTGCGGTGCTCTAAGTCGTGCTCTCGATGATGGAGTCAAACCTAGTTCTGCTTCACGCTTTAAGCACCGATCCGCAAACTTGTGAAACTGATTCGCTTCCGGTTTGGTAGATACGTTGCCCTTCTCGTTCATCTCG